CCTTGTCGGCCGCGTCATCATCGGCCGGCTTGTCGCCGCTCTTCGGCGGTTTCGCGAAGCCGAGCTCGACCATCTTGCCGTGCGCGTCGACGACGTGCTGCGCGGCTTTCTTGCCGAGCGCGAGATCCGCGGCCGAGTGCCGGGCGCCCGACTTGCGGCGCGCCTCGAGGCTGCGCATCCCGATCGAGACGTCGTCGGCTTCGCCCTGCATGCAGGCCATGACGATCGACTCGAGGCTCGCGATCGAGCCGTGGAGCTGCGCGCAATGTCCGAGCAGGACCGAGCAGCGGGCGTCCTCGACGGCCTCTTCGGCCGCTTCGCCGTCGGGCGTGTCGGTCGGCGATTCGGTTTCGGCCGCGATGAGCGCGTTCACCTGCTCGAGCGCCGACGCGACGACGCTCGCGTGCAGCACGAGCTGCGCCTTCATGGCCTGATACTGCACGAGCTCGGCCGCCTCTTCGCCGGCCTCGTCGTTGCCGGCGGCATCCTTCCGCGGCGTCTCGACCTTGACGACGTCGCACGTCTGCGCCTCGAGCGCCGTCTTGTGCCCGTGCCCCTGCGCGCACGCGTACGGATAGTCCGCGTCGACCGAAGCGACGTGTTTCGCAGTCATGCTGTCAGCCCTTTCGATGGATGGGGGAAACTTCAGATCGCCGATCGTGAGCACGAGCGACCGGCCGGCCGGATCGGTGGCGGCGCGCAGCCGCTCGACGGTGTCGCGTTCGCGACGGTCGCGCTGATCGTGCGATTCGCACGTGTCGAGCCATCGCTCGGCCCAGGCCTTCATCGGCGTGAGCTCGATCCGGGCCGCCTTCGCCTGCGCGAGCGCCTCGGCATTCGCCGGCACGGGCACGCAGCTCCACTCGAGCAGCTCTTGCCGCTTGAAGTCGATCCCGCCCTTGCGGTCGCTCGACATCTCGTAATCGGTCGGCCGGAAGCCGACGCTGGCCGCGCGCATGTAGCGCCCGGCGTAGAGCTGAAACATCATGAAGGCAAACGGATAGATCTCGCGCTCGACAAATTGCGCGCGGGCCCAGAGCTCGCCCGGCGTGCCCGGTACATTCCAGACCTTCACCGATTGCGCAACGGGCGGATTCCATTGATCGTGTCCGAAGAGCACGACCGGATTTTCGATGTAATTCTCGAGCTGCCAGCCGTCGAGCGCGATCGTGTCTTCCATGCGATCGACGCTGTCGGTCGAAATGCAAATATCGAGCAGCCGATTGACCTTATCGATCGCCCTGACTTCGCGCAGCGCGCCCGACTTCAGCACGGCGAGATCGTCGCAGGCCTTCGGCTCGAGGCGTCCGGCCGCGATGCCGAGCGCGAGCTCGTGGAATTTCTGATCCGAGACGAAATTCAAGCGGCTTGCCATGCGATCCCCTTTTTCTGCGCGTGCGCAAACGCGGCCAGGACGGCCGCGCGCTGCTGAGAGAACCCGCGGCGCAGCGCGGCCGTGAGCTGTTTCTCGAAGGCCCGCCGATCGCTGTCAAATGACTTCCAATGTGCGACGCGCTGCACGGCCTCGGCCTTGCCCGGTATGACGGGAATCACGCCGCATCGGCAATTACAATCTTCCGCCGGCACGCCGAAGTCGCCCGGGTACATGGCTTGTTCGCCGCTCGCCGGATCCTCGAAGACGTCGTCGATCGCGACGATCTGCGCATCGAGATCGACGTGACTCGCCTCGTCGGTATCGCGCACGCGGCCGTCTTGCGTCGAGAGCCACTCTTTTTCCTCGACGTCGCCCTGGCGCATCGCCTCGACGGCGGCGAAGTTGGACGCGCGCACGATCTCGGTGCGGGCGATCAACAGGGCCCGAGCGCCGCTCGCCTGATCGAAGACGTCGCCGATCGCCGTGGCGATCTGATCCATCGTGTCGCCGTCTTTCAGGCCCGACGTAATCGCGCCGCGGATCGCCGTCTTCGTCGTCTCGTTCACGAGGCCCGTAATCCGATCGCCGCCCCAGTCGTCGAGGAAGCTGCGGACCTTCGGATCCTCGACGTCGAAGTCCTCGCTCGAGAGCTCGTCGGCGGTCGCGGCATCCTGGCCGGCCTTCCGGCCTGGCCTCGAGGCCTTCGGCGCGATCAGGCCCATCGTCGCGTTGCCGAAATGCGCGACGGTCGCGTCGATGGCCGGCTGCGCCTGATCGATCAGCAGATCCGGATCGCACGCGTTCGCGACCGTGGCCGCGCTCGAGGCCGTGAGCGCCCGCCGGCGTCGGCCGCTCTTGTTCGGCGGCACGTCGGACGCCGGCACGTCGGCGACGGGCGCCGGCAGCGCCGGCTCGTCGGGCGTCAGCCGACGCACGATCGACTGCGCGAACGGAATCGCGAAGACATCGCCGCCGGCGTTCGCGAGACTCGCGAGGCCCATCTTCGCCCGCCACTCGTCGATCTTCGCGGCCCAGGGCTGCGCCTTCATGACCTCGAGCTCGAACGTGCGATCTTCCTGTACGGGCGTGTCATACAGCAGCACGATCCGCTCGTCGAATTGCGGCACGAGCGTTTTCTGCCAGGTCGCGCGCAGGAACTCGAGCCGCGGCACGGTGACAAAGCGGCCCATCATGTAGTCGGCCGCGTCGATCGTGCTGCGATTTGAATTCTCGACAATGCCGAAGCATTCCGGCGGCACGCCCCACGTCTGGATCACGATGTCGCGCTCGTGCTTTCGCAGCTCGATCAACTGCATATTCTCGAACGTCTGCGAGAGCGGCTGTACCGTCACCTCGCGATTCAAGAAAAGCGGCAGCCAGTGTTTCATGTAGCCCTGAAAGCGATTTTTCCAGCTCGTTTCGATGCGCGTCCGCTCGGTTTCGTCAAATTTGCCCGTGATCAAAACTTCCGGCATCGCGCGATTTGTAAACCACGTTTTAACGTGCTTCGCGGTGTACTCGTCCGTCTCGAGCTCGTCGCCGAGCGTCATGCCGAGGCCGCTGCCGCGGCTGTAGGGATTCTGCGGATCCGGGTGATAGTGCCAGAGCACTTGATCCGTCGGGATCTCCGTACTCCCGCCGGGCGCGAAGATTTGAAACGTGTTCCGGTCCTTCGTCGGGATCTGGATCACCCAGGTTGCCGGAATCGGGTAGCACGCGATCGGCATGTTGAGCGCGTCGCGCTCGATGAGCCAGGCGGCCTCGCCGATCAGATCGAGGTACTGCGTCGTCAGCTCGCGAATCGTGTGCCCGTGGAAAAACGGATTTGTCGCGCCGCCGTCGAGGAAGTCGAGGATCGGGTGATTCGGCAGCTCGCGCAGCTCGCCCTGATCCTTCAAGCGGCCGAGCAGCTTCGCGCGCTCGACGAGGCCGGCGCGCTGCAGCCGGCGATCGAGTACGGCCTTGCCCTTCGACGTCGGCACGCAGGCATGCCAGGCGACGTGTCCGACGGCGCGGCCGGTCTTATCCGCGACGGCCCGCAGCCAGGGGAGCTCGTTGTATGCCCGCAAAAGCTGGCGCGTGCCGAGCCGCGGCATCCGGCCGTAGGCCTGGCCGGCATACAGCACGGCCGACAGGACATCGGATCCGAGCGTCTTGACGGCGGCCTTCGCGAGCCATTCACGCATGGGTTAGTCGGGCGGTACGTCGCAAGCGGCGATTATTGGAGCCGTCGCCCGCGTCGTGCACTCGGCCGGGAAAAGACGAGGCCGACCGACCAGGCGACGGGCCCTCAGCCGCTCCTGCGACGTCGGAGAGTATGACGGACACGCGCGCGTGCCCCGTATTTTGCCGTTGGAAAAACCGTAGCCCCTACGGCTTGCGGTCAGCCGACGACGAGCGGGCCGCCGTCGCCGTTGTCCGGATCGTCGGGCGGCCGGACGGCTTGCCCTTCTCGGCGCAGCCGCGCGATCGCGGCGCCGCGCAGCCACTCGGCGATCGATTCGCCCTGCCGGTCGGCCGCCTTGCAGATCGCATCGTGCAGCCGCGCCGGCATCTCGAGGCCCAGGTCCGACCACGGCTCGAGCCGCGTGCGCGGCCGCCCGGGCGGATTCGCCGGCGGTTTCGGATCCTCAGCCACGGCCAAACCGTTCACAGCGCCCGGGCCGCACGGAGCTCAGGCCGACGCCGACGGCCCACTCGAGGCCGTGCGGCGCGACGCGTTCGACGATCACGAGCTCGCCGAGAAAGCCGCCGCCATCATCGAGCACGGTCTGCCGGTAGTACCGCCAGAGCCCGCCGTGCGGCAGCGCGGTCGCACGCTCGCACGTGAACGGTAGCGGCGCGCCATCCGGATCGCGGCGCGTCACTCTGATCGCCCCGTCCAGGCCGCGAGCCGGGTCTTCGCCTTCAGGTCGCGCCGTTCACGCGCGCGACGCGCCGCGAGCTCGGCCGTGACGGCGCGATGGCAACGAAGGCAGAGCGTCCGATAGCCCTCGAGGCCGCAATTTCCGCCGCCCTCGACGACTGGCGTCACGTGATCGGCTTCCCATAGGTGCGACGAAAGATGCTGCCGCCCGGTTGTCGCGCGATAGAGGAAGAGAGCGGCGGCGCGTCGCTCGAGGCGATCGGCCTCGAGCTCGCGCCAGGCTTCAAGATGTCGGATCGCGCGCTCGATCGGCCGCGTATGGATCTCGCATCGTGCGCAGACGCCGGCGTCGCGTTTCTCGAGCTCACGCCGGACGATCTGCGGATCGCCGGCGCGGATCTGCGCGTTGACGACACAGCGATCCGAGCACCACGTCCGGCGCCGCTTCGGCACTTCGCCGCCGCAGCCGCGGCAGCGGCCTCGAGGCGCCCAGGGTATCGACGTGCGGCGATCGAATGTCATCCGACGACGAGCTCGCCTTCAGGCTGATGCTCGATCAGCCAGTTATAGCCATTGGCCGCGCCGTCGACTTGATCGTCGTTCGAGCCCTTCGGAAACGCGCAGAGCTCGTCGATAAAGGTTTGATTCCACGGCCCGCGCACGAGCCACACATCGCCGTTTTCGCACGCGCCGCGAAACGGCCGCGCCTTCGTGACTTTGTCGGTCCCGGCGGTCGCGTACTCGTACGAGAGGCCGGCGTGCGTGAAGTCGTTCGCGTGCGCGTTGCAAATCTTTTTCCCCGCGCTGCCGGGCTCTTGCTCTTCAAATTGCGCGCACGTCGGCCCGTCGAGCTTCGCTTGCCGCAGCATTTCGCGATCGCCCTCGCCCGGGCCCCACTGGCCGCGCAGCGCGTGCTCGACGTAGACGCGCCCGTCCTTCGCCCAGGCCATCTTGACGCCGGCCGTGTAGTCGCCGTCGTCTTGTGTCGCGGCGGCATCCCAGGACCGTACGCGGATCGCGTCGGTCGGCACGGCGTCGACGAATTGGCCGAACCATTCCCGCTTGAAGAGGTTGCCGGATTCGGGGAGCGGATCTTGATTCTGCTGCGCGGAGAATTCGCCCTTGAGCAGCTTGCGCGCGGCCGCGACGGCGCCCGGGCCCATCCGTTCCGGACAGAGCAGCGCGCCCTCGTCGCGCCGCGGATCTTGCCAGCCGAGCGACGTCTTCGGCGGCGTGATCTTCGCGCCGCCCTCGATCGTGATCTGCCGTTTCTTGGAGTATTCCTGCGGCAGCACGAGCAGCTCGTACTCGCCGGTCGCGGCCAGGTGGCCGATCAGATCGTCAGTATGGATCCGCTGGCCGATCACGGCGCGGCCGCCGTGCTCGAGATCGTCGAGCCGGCCAAACCAGACGGTATCATGCCACTCGATCACGGCCTTTCGAACGGTTTCGCTATGCCGCTCTTCGATGTTATGCGGATCGTCGAGCACGGTGAGATCGCCGCCCTTGCCCGTGCCGCCGCCGACGTGCGTCGTGATCCGGTACCCGCCGGCCGTCGTCTCGTAATAGTCCTTTTCGTTTTGATCGTCGCGCAGCCGCACGAGCTCGCCGAAATGCCGTTGATACCAGAGCGACGAGATCACCGTCCGCGCGCGCACGGCATGCTCGAGGCCCGGGCCGCCGGGAAACGACGCGGCCAGCACGCGCCGGCGCGGATCGCGCGTCCAGAGCCAGCTCGGCAGGCCGATCGACCACGTCGACGACTTGGTAAACCGCGGCGGAATCGCGATCAGGATGTTCTGAATTTGTCTGAGTGCGAAGGCCTGCGCATGGTCGCAGAGCGCGTCGAAAAAGAATCCGCCGATGAGCGGGAATCGCGGCTCGATGATCGGCCAGATCGCCCGCATGTAGACGCGCAGGCTGCCGCGGGCCTCGTCGGCGGCGCGCCGTTCGTCGTCGGTCAGTTGTGCGCTCCCAAGATCCGCCATCGGCGCATCAGGCGGCGTCAGTCGGTGCGCGAGCTCCCGAATCAAGAAGTCCCGAGAGAGCGACGACCACGGCAGTAACCTCTGACGGATTTTGTACATGACGTCTCACGATCTCGACGAGCTGCGCGATCACTTCGAGCACTTGGCCCTGCGTCAACATTTGGTGCGTATCGCGTAGGATCCGCGCCTGCGACGTCGCGAGCCGTCGCTTCAAGTCGAGCTGATCCGTGAGCGCCAGGTCGATCGCGGCCGTCGCGCGTTTCGAGGCCTTCGAGGCCTTCGCCGGCTGCGCGAGGCGCCGCTGCTCGAGCGCGTCGACGATGCGGGCTTCGGTCAGCGCGAGCTCGGCGCCAAGATTGAGCAGCTCCGGATCCGAAACGGCGCGGGTGTAGGCCGTCGCCATCTCGCCGAAGAGATGCCCGACGTACTTCGAGCGGCCGCCGTGCCGATACGTGCCGGACGCTGAGCCCTTCGCGGCGTGCATGCCGTGATACCGACACGCGCCATTCGGGCCGACCGGCTGCGTACACGGCAGCGGATCGAAGGCCTGGCAGGTGCAGCCCTTCCGCGTGCAGGGCCCGCGATTATTGACGTGTTCGGAGCGATGATGGCGGCCCATGCCGCGTTTGCCGCAGCTACACGTCTTCGTTTGGCGGCCGCAGGCCGGCGTCGGCGCCGCGCCGGTCGCGCGCGGCCGCGCGG